CCCTGAATACAAGTTACATAGACCCCTAATACATGTACCAGATACCAGATATCCTATATCCCATATACCATAGGAACTGGAAGAAGGGACAAATGAAAATAGAATACAAAGCCAGCTTGTGGGCGACAAAGAGAGATCATGAAGATGAAACCAAACTTACGCTATGCTGCGACGCCCAGCAACTAGCGACGATAAACCAGATTCCAACTGAAACGCTACTAAACATGACAACCGAATGGGAGGATCCGCCATGCTAGTATTTAGCAACGGCCAACTAGGGTTCGCCACCCAGGGGGGGTCTTGTATATATAACCCCTGTAATATCCCAGAGTATTTTAAAAGTGGGTTTTCCAATACAGGCATTGTTAAAAGTGTTTCTAAAATATTTGGGGAGGAAAATTAAAAATGGCTAAAGGGACAAGGAAAGTAACTCAGAAGGATGCGAGCATATTCAAGAGGTTGATGGCGGCTAAGGGGACTAATTGGAGGGATTTGGCAGAGGAGTTAGGGATGCCCAATCACATGATGCTATGGAGGTGGTGGCAGAAGAAGGGTAGGAAGTTCGCCCAGGAGCACGAGTTCCTGCATTTGGAGAGGATGAAGGGGAAGGCGATGGAGCATTTGGTGGAGAGGTTGGACAGGAACAGCAAGGTAACTGGTGGGAAGGACTGGACGGCGATAGCGGTATTGAAGGGGACGGGGATATTCACTGAGAAGCGGCAGTCGGTAATAGAGGGGAAGATGAGTTTGATAGAGGTATTGCACGAGGCTGACTCGTCTAGCAAAGCTGATAGTGACGGTAAAGGGGATAATGGCAACTGAGACTTCAAAAATAATAGCGGGTAAGATGCAGGACCCTTTCTGGTTCTACAAGGAGATATTGGGCCTTGGGAAGTTGTGGAAAGGTCTTGAAGATATTATTATCTCTGTCAGGGACAACCGTAAAACCACGGTTTCCTCTGGTCATGCTATTGGGAAGGACTTCATTTCCAGCTTCTTGGCGTTATGGTTTTTATACGCTTTCAGGCCCAGTATCGTTATAACTACCGCCCCGACCGATAGACAGGTAGCCAAGATTATCTGGGGTGAGATTAGGAGGAAGTGGAAAGGTTCCCGTGTTCAACTAGGAGGCCGACTTCTTGAGAAAGGCATTAGTATTTCTGAAGAACATTTCGCTTCTGGTTTTACGACTAAAGAAAGTCAGCAAGCTTTGGGTCGTTTTCAAGGTTTTCATAGTCCGAATATGTTGGTAATCGTGTCCGAGGCTCAGGCGGTAGATGACCAGATATTCGACCAATTAGACGGTATTTTAACCGGTGAATTTATCCGAGTCTTGTATATTGGGAACCCACTTAGTGACGCTGGAGCGTTTAGAGCTTCCTTTTCAGACCCCGCTTTTTCTAAAATTTACCTCTCTTGCCTTGAACATCCAAACGTTGTTAGAGGCAAAACTTATATCCCAGGTGCTGTGTCTAGGGATTGGGTAGAGGACAATAAGAAAAAGTGGGGGGAAGAGTCCCCCCTATATATTTCCAAGGTGCTAGGTAGGTTTCCTGAGCTATCCGCCGATACCGTCTGCTCTATTTCCAGCTACGAGCGGGCGATAGGTAGCGAAAACTCCATTAAAGGCTGCCTGGCTTTAGGGGTTGACGTAGCTCGATACGGAGATAACGAGACCATATTCTCCGAGTTTTCAGGCTCTAAACAGGAGAAACTCGATTCCTACCAAGGTAAAAGCACCGTAGAAGTAGCGGGTTTAATTATTGCCGAAGATGAGAGACGAAGAGAGGAAAAGAAGAGAAGATGGGAGACTATCGTGGTGGATGACGCCGGAGTTGGTGGAGGAGTAACCGATATGCTTTTTGAGGCTCAAGATAATGGGAAACTAAAGAACATACAGGTACTGCCGCTGGTAGTTGGAAAGAACGCCTACGAGCGGAATAAATACGCTAACCTGCGAGCGGAGATATATTTCAAAACCCGTGACTTAATTGCAGCGGGGAATATATCTCTGCTGGATGACGAGATGCAAAAAGTACAAATGTGCAGTATAAAATATACGCACAACGGCCGAGGCCAAATCGTCCTTCAAAAGAAGGAGGATATGAGAAAGAAGGGGCTGCCCAGTCCAGATAAAGCGGACGCGTTAGTCATGGCCTTGTATGGCAGCCTTTTCTCTTATACGCCTGGGTACAACGAAGATGACGAGGAAGAAGATGCTTTTGACTTAGAATTCAATATCGATAAGGAGACGGGATATGTTAAATCAACCAAAATATCCGTATAATAACCAACCCAATCCAAATCCTGGTATTAGGGATTATTTCCGTCAGCTTACTGGCTGGAAAATGTCCTACAGATTAACCAAAGATGGTCTTATTATGGGGGTATTTATGCCCGAAAAAGGAGAAAAGGAACTAAATAATGGCAAAAAAGAAAACTAAGAAAGAAGATGATTTCAAGGAAGTTACCAAAAACCTGAAAAAGTCCGATAAAGAGATGGAAAAACAGCCCGTTGAGCAGATAATTACCCAGAAGATGGAGTTTGGGACACTTCCCTTAACAAAAGACCTGATGGAGCAGGCTAAAAAGGCAGTTTTATCCCGTTTTAAAGGCAACGAAGAAGAACATAAAAACAAAGTAGACCGATTAGACAAATACGAGGAGATGTATCGTGGCGGAGACGTACTTTCCGACTCAGAGACTAAGGCTAAAGTCTCTCCAATGGACGGTTTTAACCTCGTAGAAGACTGGGTTGCTCTGACTATGGACGGTCTGGTGTCTATCGACCGCCCTTTTGATATTATCGGCCGGAAACAGAACCTTTCACCCAGTCAAAACCGTGTAATCCGCAAGGTTTTGAAGGAAAATTGGGATACGACCGACTTTGAAGGCGGGTTTGAACTTTCCGTCAGAGAGATGTTTAAATGCGGCACGTTATGGGCTAAAACCCCGTATGTTGTGCAGCAAGAAACTCGCATGGTGGTTAAAGACATCGAAGAAGAAGAGAAATCTCCAGAAGGAATTTCAATTTCTAAGCAAACCAAAAAAGGCCTGGAAGAAGTTATCGATACAGAAGATTATCCAGGTTTTTACCCCGTAGACGGCAGGCGACTTTATTACAGGGCGAAGAAACCCAGCTGGTTTATCGAACTTATCGATTCTAACTGGAGTCATGTTCTGGTGCAAGCCGAGAAGAAATTATACGAAAATATCGAGAAAGCTAAGAAGACCGAATACCCCATAGGTGATAGACCTACCGACAAAATGGAAGATAAAGCCGAGGTAAATTACGACGATATGGTGGAAGCTGATGGTGACGTGGAACTGATGGAAGCTCACCACATTCCGCTGCAGATAAAAGGCAAGAAAATACTTTGTATCGTGACTATTATCAACCGTACCGAGGTAATTAGGGTTCAACCTACCCCCTATCAGAAACCTCCTTATATCGTCCATTCCTTCATCCCACAGCCAGGAAGCGTTGACGGGATAGGACTTCTGCAACTGGTAGAACTTTTGTATAAAGAGCTAACTTCAAGAAGGAGATTGTCATTAGATGCCAACTCCTTCGGTCTCTATTGCATGATTGCCGCCAATATGAAATACATTAAGAAAAAGAAACAACTTGCAATTAGACCTCACGGTCTTATCGAGTTGAAAGAAGTTGACCGACCTATTTCTGAAATCCTGCAGTTTATCCGGCCTCCGGTTGAATATATTACCGCTGCAGAGAATTTAATGACTAAAGTTCAAGCGGATATTATCCGCACTTCTCGTCTTAAAGGCGTGATGGCAGGAGAGAAAATATCTCCTACTCCGTCGGCAACAGAGATGCAGTCGATGATAAAAGAAGCCTATAAGTCGGTTAAAATTATCTTTAAACGTCTATGTCGTGGAGTTATTTCCGAATGGCTCCAGCGAGCTTACGTGATGGATATTTTAAACCGAGAGAAGAGTTGGACTATCCAGTGGGATTCCAAGAATATCGACCCACTTTCTGGAAAAGAAATAGCTACTCAACCTTGGGTAGAAGTTACTCCACAGCAAATTTATACCGATGGAATAGACATCAGGATTTTAGGTTTAGCTCACATGGAGAACGACATTGTTACTCGTCATCAGAAACTTCAGAAGTTTGAGCTTTTAGCTAAATACGCCGAAGCACCGTTTATGGACGAAGAAGGCAAACCAGTCAAACCAAATTTATACAAAGCGTTTATGGACGTGTTAAGAACTTTTGGAGAAGATAGACCCGAAGATAACTTCCTGACTGCTCCGCCACCTCCAGTACCCCCTGCTGGGGCGGGGCCAGGAGGTCCTTTGGCTAAACCAGGTCCGGCAGGTGTAATGCCCCAGGCTGGTAGAACCGTAGCTCCACAGTCTAAAACTCTAGGAACTTCTCCCGCTAAAGGTGCTGGGGAAGGCCCATTAGGAGGGCTAGGATGAGCGTTAAACCATCTTTTGCTGATAGCGATGTAGCCGAACTCCAATCTCACCCAGGTTGGATGTTGGTTGAAAAGTCGCTGTTGGAGAACATAGATACTTGGGATAAAGAACTTAGGGAAACCGACCCATTTAAAAATCCAAGTAAAATTCATCGGCTGCAAATTTTAATGGAAGCAGCGGAAATATTTATCGAGAAGCCAAAAGAATTAAGAGAACTTTTAGAAGGAGGAGAATAATGCCAATGCCTATGCCACCAGGACCACAAGGACCAGGACCACAAGGTCCACAAATACCAGGACAGATACCAATTCAGCTTATCCAGCAACTAATGGCTAATATGCCAAAAGGTCAGGGAGGTCAAGAAGCTGGTTTGGAGCAACTACTTCAGACGGGACAGTTGCCACCTGAACTTCTAAAACAGTTGTTAGATATGCTTAACCAACAAAAATCAGGAGGACAAGGAATTGGCGGAACACCAAGCCTTGGGGCACCCCCTGGGGGACTCCCCCAAGGTGGAATGCCCCTTGGACGATAAAGAATTAGAGAAGATAGTTGACGACACCATCAAGGAAATTGAAGGTGACGTAGGACTTTGTTCTGGTCCAGAAGGGAGTTTTATATGCCCCAAATAAAAAGGAGGTGTAAAGTAAAAATTGAATTGTGTCTGGTTTTAAAAAATAAAGCAAGGAGGGATTACAAGACATGGTAGTAAGAGAACTAGGAGAAGAAAGCGGGACGCCCACAGCTGTTGCTGATGCTCCAAGCACCGCAGTAGTGGACAAACCAGTCCCTGAGAAATCAGGGGACGCTGGCTCTGGGTCTGCAGACGCTCCAGTCAAGGAAGTGGATTCTGAAACCGATGATTCTGTGATGGATAAGGTTTCAGGAGAGGTCTCTGAAGGTTCGGAAGCACCTGAAGGGGATGCCTCGAAGAAAGACTTCTATGTTGGAACGTATGAGACCAAGGAAAAGGCAGAAGAAGGTTTAAGGCTTAAAGAGGACGCGTTGGCAAGAGAACGTAGTCGGGCTGATACGAATTTGGATAAGTTTAATAAAATTACAAGCCAAATCGAGTCCAAATACGACATCGATGCCAATGGGAATATCGTAGGTACCAAGCCTCCTCCGCCACCAACAAAGTCTAAAGAGGAGCTTATGGAAGCCGCTACTTTGGGCGATAAGACAGCAATGGACGAGTTGCTTCGTATGAATCAAATGGAGACCCTGCAGGCTGTTCAGACTATGACTGCTACCGACCGGAAGCGTTATGACATGATGAACAAATATCCAGAACTCAAGGATTCTAAGTCGGCATTGTTTCGTGAGACGGATACGATAGTTCGGTCTAATCGAATATTGCATAACGTTGATGGGATAGAAATAGCGGTTCAATTAGCCCAGAAGAATTTGCTTGATAGGGAACTTCCAAAGATAAAACAGAATGCGATTAACGGAGCACACAGGTCTATTGCAAAGAAGGGAGCTAATTCAGTGGAAAGTCCAGGAACAACAGTTACCGAAAGGGAGACTGAAAATTTATCCTCGCTACTTGGTGAAAACCATGAGGAGAAATTATCTTGGGTAAAGAAACTGGGTGGTAGTTCCAATAAGGTGGTCGAGCGATTAAAAAAAGAAAAAAGAGGAGGTAGATACTTATGAGTCCCCATAGAAAAATGACGGTAGAAGAAAAGAAAGCCCATAGCGAGCGACTTAAAGCATCGTGGGCTAGGAGAAAAGCCGTAAAACCCGAAATTGCTACAGAACTTCCAAAGGTCGTGCCTGACATGAAGACCCCAGACATACAGGCTGTAAAAGTTGTTGACCCCAAAATAATTGAGGTTAGCAAAGAAAAATCCTTTCTTGAAGTTGAAAATGTAGAATTAAATGTGGATGGTACTGAAGTTCATAATCTTAACCCAAACTATTATCCTCGTTGGTGCAGAGAGTCTGAATTGGGTAATGGTAGAAAAGGTATCTGGGTAGTTTTAAATAGAAACCATCCGGACTTTGCTGGCGTAAGTGTGAATATAGACCATTCACCGGATAAAAGTTTTATTCGATTTAAAGACCTTATTCTCTGTGTTACTCGAAAAGAAACCAGAGATAAGAAAAGAAAAGCTTTAGATGAAAAAGTAGCCAGCCGCACAGCCGATGTTAGCAACAAGCTGGTAAGAAACGTTGAACGCGTAAACGCTGGTTTAGCTAACAGAAGCGGTGTTGTGACTGCTTTCAAGGGAATAGATAAAGAGTACAAAAAAAGGTAGGTGAGAAATAATGGCAAATGTAAATAGACCTAATGGATTTAGACCAGCTGGAGGATATCCTTATTATGCACCTAAAGTTTGGCCAGTAGCAGCAGCAATGACTATTGCTATCGGAGATGCGGTTATTGAAGATGGTGCAGGTAGAGTTTCGATTGGATTAGCAAACTCAGGAACAATTCTTGGAGTTGCTGCAACACCAGTTACTGCTTCAGATGTTGATGACGATATTTGGATATTTGATAATCCAGACCAGGTGTTTGAAGGACAGTGTTCCGGTAATGGAGCTTTGGCAGATGTAAATACTTGTAGAACAACTGCTAATGCTTTTGATATCGAAGGAACTACTGGAATCATGGAGATAAATGAAGATGCTAGTACAGAAGATGTTGTTAAGGTTCTTGGTACTGGTGTTGACCCTGTAACTGGAATTGAGTCCGAAGTAGGGGCAAACCAACGAAAAGTTTTTATTTGGAATATTCATGCACTAAGACGTGCAGCGACATCGGTAGACGTATAATATAAAATAAATTAGGAGGTGAGATTTTAAAATGGTAATGTTAAAGGCCGGATTTAGTGATCTTTTACAAGAAGGCGTGTATGAAGTCGTGTATGACGCATTCAAACAGCGTCCTGATGAGTACAACAAAATACTCAATGTGGAGAAATCGTCTAAACACTCTGAATTGACTACGACTATGGAAGGATTGGGAATAGCCCCTGTAAAGGTTGAAGGAGCAGATACAACTTTTGCCGATTTAACGCAGGGATATGACCAGACAACTGTCCATACGACTTATTCTTACGGAATAAGGATTTCAAAAGAGTTATATGACGATGATCTATATAACATAGTTAAGAACGCTGCAAAGGATTTAGGTAAGTCGATAAAGCAGAGAATCGAAGTTTCAGCAGCAAATGTTTATAATAATGCGTTTGCAGTAGCTGGTCCTGACGCTTCAACGCTTTGTGCCGTTGCTCATCCTTGGGCAAGTGGAGGAACTTGGAGCAATAGGTTGGCGGCTGATACGGATTTGTCAGTTGCATCTATTGAAACTATGCTGAAACTGATTGAGGCTACGAGTGGTGCGAATGGCATCAATCTTCAGTTAATACCAAAGACAGTGTTAGTTGCTTCTGACAATAGGTTTAATGCTTCTGTTATTTTAGAATCCCAGAAAAAGTCTGGGACTGCAAATAACGACAAGAACCCTTTGTTGGACATGGACCTTTCTTTCATGGTAAATCACTACCTGACTGACCCTGACGCTTGGTTCGTGTTAGGTGATGAACACTATGCTTACTTTTTCGAGAGAATGAAACCGAAGTTTGAGAGTGACGATGATTTTAAGAGCGGCGATGCTTTGTTCAAAGTTACCAACCGTCTTTCGACGGCTTGGGCAACTGGAATGGGTATAGCTGGGAC